TGCACTGATGCAGATATGATTTATTGCGGTCGATGCTTCTTCTGAGGACCACCCAGCTCCTCTCACCCATTTCCAGGTATGGTAATCTGTGCCTATGCCGTGGACCTCGTTGCGATTGAAAACCGCAATCTCGTACAGCATCCCGGCGATGTACTCCCAGCTTACATCAACATAGATGTAAGGATAATTAGCAGTTGTAACGGCCCCAATTGTGCCGTCATATCCGACCGCAAGATGCAGGAATGGGCCGGTTGCGAACATAGACCAGCCGCCAGAGTACAGCCAGATATTGTCGTCTCCCCCAATCCCGTAGATCTTATTGGCATTTTCTACGGCGATCTCTTTCAGGTATCCTCCAATTGATTCCCAATCGCTGTTGACCCAGATTAGCCCTTCTCCGGTTGAGTTATCAATAGCAGCTATGGTGCCGTCTGCTCCAACACTGATTTTCTTAATTGCTCTGGCGCTGATCCGGCTCCATCCTGCCTCTGTCAACCTCCATAAATTGTTATCTGTGCCCACCACATGAGACTCTGTCTGGCCGTAGGCTGACCAGCTCGACGCTGATTTGAATGGCTTCGTGGTATCGTACCTCAGCACCACACCCGAAGGGGCACCGTTATTGTGTGGTACAAAATACATATAGCGCCCGTCGAAAACAGGATTGCCAAAGAAGCCTTTGCAGTTCATCCCGTCTACAGACCCGGCATCGTACGCCTCCCAGGTTCCGCTGTCCTTGAAGATTGAGTATATCTTCTGGCGCAGAACTACGCCATGGTAGGCGCTGCCGTTGTTGTAAGGAGAGTAGTAGATGTACTCTCCATCAGATCCCATGCCCGAATAGCCTTTGCAGTTCAGGCTATCAGTTGCGCTGGCATCCCATACTCCCACATGACCAATATAAAACGCCATGATTTTTCCTATGTAATCTCGTAAGCTGTGTCTGTCTGCCTGCCTGTCGTGTCTGAATCATCCCAGGTATCAGGACTATCGCAAACTTCGGCCCGGATAGTATTCCCTCCCAAATCACAGGCTAAAGTTCTCCAGCTCCAGGAGTTTTTAGCCTGCCAGCCGGTCATATCTCTCCAGGCGTTGCCCGTTCCCGGTCCCTTTTGCCAGAAGCGGTGATAGATCCGTGATGTCTTGTTAGCCAGAGTCGAGAACACAATGGTATTCTCATGAGCTTGCGGGCTGGCCAGGCTGGGTGTTACTGAGGTAATCGCAGCTCTTCGTACAGTGATTGCAACATCTGCCTCTGCATCGAAACACTCCTCTCCCGCGTGCTTGCCGTCCCGCACCCGACACTTGATCGAGATTGCTTCATAGTCCATCTTATCGATCTGGTACAATACCCAGTTCTCAGTCTGCCAGTCAGTTAGCTGCTCCCAGGATGCACCCACAGTCTCGCGGTAAAGCCAGAACTTGTAAAGAATCTGGTCGCCGTCCACGTCAGCCGCATCAGCTACTACGTGGATTTTATCATCCACAAAAATATTGCCGGGCTCGTTAACGTAAACACTGGTAATCGTAGGTGCCGTGTTCGTCGAGACGACAAAGGTGATATTGGCAGTAGCATCATAACTGCCCTCGCCCGCATTATTGCTGTCTCGAACCTGCACCTCGATGGTGTTGCTGCCAATGTCCCCCGCTCCAGGGGTCCACTGCCAGGAATTTAGTTTACTCCAATCCTTGACTACTTTTTTCTTTGAGGCGGTGCCCGGTCCTGTGAGGAAGAAGCGATAGAGAATTGCATCAGAATCCACATCATCCGCTATGCAAATAAAGTCCAGGGCGGTTCCCTGGCCTCTCGGACTGCTGAGGGAAGGCGTCAAGCTGGTTATGGTGGGCTTGGTGCCGGCTCCGGTGTCGGCTGCGGTTATGGTGTAACTGGTTGTCGTATTTGCATCATAGCTTCCCACTTCTGAATGAAATCCGTCTCTGATCTGCACCTCAATGGTGCTGCTGCCCACGTCCTCAGCTCGTGGGTTCCACTCCCATGAATTCCTCCTCCCCCAGTCCTGGACAAGTTTTTTCTTTGCTGCAGTTCCCGGCCCGGTGAGATAGAATCTGTATTGGATAGGATCGCTGTCTGCATCGGCTGCTATGCAGATGAAAGAGAGGATCGTGCCGGCAGCTTTAGGGCTGGCCAGGTTTGGCGTTAAGCTGATGATTGTTGGGGCTGAGCCAGTGCCTGATCCAGGCGCAGCAGTAATGGTAAACGATGCAGTTGCATTTGCATCATAGCTGCCTTCTACGGCATGCAGACCGTCCCGGATCTGGACTTCAATGGTGCTTGCGCCTACGTCCACATGTTGGGGCTGCCACTGCCAGGCGTTCTTGTGGCCCCAGTCCTGCACCAGCTTTTTCTTCGATGCTGTTCCTGGGCCTGTCAGGAAGAACCTGAAGTAGATGTTATCTAAATCAGGATCGGAAGCTACACAGATGAAGTCTATCTTTGTTTCTTCGACTCTGGGGCTGCTGAGCGATGGCGTCAGACTGGTGATTGTCGGGGCAGATCCGGGCCCAGACCCAGACGCAGTTGTGATCGTGTATGATATCGATGTCGATTGATCTGCTGCCCCTTTATTTAATCCCCCCCGGATCTCTACATAGAGTGTAGATGTACCTACATCTGCTGCCGTAGTCCTCCAAGTAAAGCTATTTCGTGACTGCCAGCCAGACAGATCACGGGTAACTCCACCAGAACCAGGGCCGTTTAGGAGGAACCTGTACTCAAGCCCCAGGCTAGGCGATGCGATGGCCGTAAAGACGATCTCACTTGCTGCCGCTTTGGGGCTGGCTACAGAGGGATAGAGACTGAGGGAATAGGCGATCTTGATGTGACAAAATACCTCTAGCCGGCAGCGATAGGCGACAAGAGCCTTCTCGAACTTTACCTCACCCCGAATATCCGAGACGGCGACACCAGAGAACCCATCATCCAGCAGCTCTTTGACGGCCTTGGCAATCTCGCTGCAGTATTCAGCTCCGCCATCGTTCCCCTGCCGGGAGCGGATATCGACGATGAAAATAGGATCGGAGGAGAGCTTTCCTCCTGCCCAATCTCCGACCTCGCAGGAGATGAGGCTCTTGTGAACGGCTGACCTCAGATCCGGCTCGCTCTTTTCCAGCGAGCGGAATTTGTAGATCTTGCCATCCACCATTGAGCTAATTCCCGTATCAGCAGCTAATGTAGATCGCATGGCCTCCAGGGCGGCTAAAGTCAAAGAACCTCACCTCCTTGTGTGCGGCTTGTGGAGCTTCTGCAGGGCAGCGAGCAAGGGCTCGGGTAACGGGACACCCAGCCGACCCATATTCTCCAGAGCGGATAGGCTCTCATTGGCCACAAAGAACATGATAACGCAGGTGCGAATCCATGGCTCGCCAAGGCCAGCAGTCACGTCTAAAGTCTGGGCCATGGCCACCATGAGGAAGATGCAGATCTTCTTTACTATGCCTTTGAAGCCGACCTCGCTATTGAGATTTTTCTCAAAATAGGCAGCCATAACGCCGGTCAGATAATCGATGAGCACCAGTATAACCAAGGCCTGAAGAATTGCATCCCACCCCCCAAACAAATACGTACCAAATGCTCCTAGTACTGCACCTGCGCTCCGGCCCAGGTTCGGCAACTGTCCCAATGCCTCAAGCTGCATCTCCATCCCCCAGCATGCCTCTGGTGAATCTCGGGCCTCTTCCTTTGGCATCTTTACTCCAGCCTGGTCGGCAATGGGTGGCAGCCTCGCCATCGGCCTCTTTGCGGTTTCGAAAGGTTTGAGCCATTCTCAGGTAATTTTTAGCCTTCTGGTCTGGCGGGTTATTGAGATCACCAACGGCAACTACTGCATCTCTGGAGAATGCGGCTGCAATCTCCTCGCATGCTTCTGCGGCAGCAAGATTCAGATCACCAGGATTGGCGGCCAGAATTTGGTTTAGTTCTTCGTCGGTCATGAGCGGTTCTGTCATGGTTTTATCCCCGATCATGCGACGCAGTTTGTCAAGATCCGTGCTGCCGGTGCCGGTATAAGTGAATGTCATAAAAAGCCTCCAAAAAGGAAAAGAGAGATTTGGGCCTATGCGATCACTGCAGAACAGTAGCATCCTAAATCCGGACAGACCACTTTCATATCGAAGGACATTCCGATTTCAACCCGATCAGACTCCAGCCTCTCGATCCGAAACTTCTTTATGCGGCTTCCCCATTTAGAATTGCCATAGAGGCCCGTCCAGGAGAAATTATAGCCGGCACTGGGTTCTTCTATTCCCGGATTGGGATTTGCGTAGGCTAAGAGGATCTTCTTGCTGAACATGCGGCTGGGTGCGATAGTAGCCCCTTTGGCTGCGGTATTGACGACGGTCTTGGGTACGACCACCTTTTCTACGCCGAAGAGGCGAGCGAGCAGCTCCTCAGTGACTACTCCTCCCGAGGAATACTGGATGGTATCCTTGATCTCCTGGGCGGTTTTGAGAACCGGCATCACATCAGGTGCGATCAGCATTGCATTGGGATCGACTCCTGACCCGCCCGCAATCATCTCTTTCCAGGTTTCGACGTTCCTGATTATAGTAGTGCCGGATAGCTGATCCCATTGCTTGAACTGGTTTGCAGCAGGCGCGCCTGGGACACCGACCTGGTTGAATGACCAGATTCCAGAGTTCATGAACTTGCTGGCAAAGATGGCATCTTTCTTAATCAGTGCCTTCTGGGTGACATGGATCGTGGCGATCTTATCCGGACCCAATATACTGTCGCTGTTGGCTCTGGTTTGATCATCTACATCCTGGTGAAGTCCATAGACCCGGCAGGAATAGTTGGGCGTAGTATCTACATCAATACCTACGCCAGCGGACTCAGTTCCGGGATTTCTTTCCGTCATCTCGTCTCTGAGCAGATCTCCTTTATCCCAGACTGAATATCGATCTGACTTTTGATTTACAGGAATATTGGCAAAGACCTGTTCCGCTGCAAAAGCGGTGGCCTTTTGAATATATGCTACGGAGAACTTTCCACACATACTATTAACGTGAACATCTCCAACGGTTGGATATGGCATTGTTTTGTCACCTCCTTATCCGATTACAATGTGCAAGACGCCTTCGCCTTCCGTAAAAGCGGTTACAGCGCTGGCCTCAACGCTGAGGGTGTCCGTGGCTGTGAACACATTCGCAGCCGTGATAGCAGCCCCCTCCACCTTCGCGCCCAGAGGCGCACAGTTGGCGCTGGTGAGGGCCACGGTTCCGCCTGTGACATCAACCGTGTTAATCTCTAGGTTCAATGTCAGGAGCTTGGCAGCAGTAACCACAGGATCCGAAACCACAAAGAACGTCTTGAGGATCGTACCGGGAAAACCTGGAACTATATTGCTTACCACATCCATGGCAGCCGTGATTTTGGCCAGCTTTATGGGAATGGATAAAATCAGCCTATTGCCGAAGGCCCGGCTGATGACATACACAGAGCGGTACTCGTTAAGTGCTCCGCCCTCGGCAGCTATGGCAATGACGGCCGCATTTCCCACCGCTACGATCAGCTTTCCTGATGCATCCGATGCCAGAGGCGCGCCGGGGGTGACAGTGCCTCCTAAAATGGCCACGGACCTTCCTGCGTAGCAGAAAGAGCCATTCTCGCCAGTTAATGGCTTATCTTGCAAGATGCCTATGCCCTGCTCTCCTGCTCCGCAGACAGCTAAGCCGGTGCTGATGAGCTTTACGACATAGAACATCTTCCCGGTTAGGTCGGCGCTGGCCAGGGCATTATCAGTCAGTTGCATTCCATCGAGTGGCATATTCAGTCCACTCCTGCCGTTCTGCTGACCCTGGCTACCTTTGCCTGCCTCTCTGCTTCATATTCTGCGTACAGTTCCGGTTGATCTTCAAGAATCTTGCAGATGGCCTCTTCCTCAGTCATGGGCTCACCCGACTTCCTGATTAGGCCTTTAGCCATCTTGTTTATCTTGGCCTCAACCGAGCCTAGAGGCGAGTTGCCGGATACGCCGGCCTCTTCAAGGCTTACACCTTTCGCAATCAGAGCGTTTGCAGCCCTCAAAACAGTGAGGACCTGCGCTGATTCGATGGGATTTTCTTTGGCCAGGACCATGAGGGTCTTGCCGAATTTCCTGGGCTCCATTCCTGGAATGTGCTTGAGAGCCTCGGCCTTCTCGAAATACTCTTTCTCAAGGTTGCTTTCCTGGAGGGATTTGGCCAGGGTCTCGGCACGAGTTGCCCTCTCATCAGCACTATTTGCCTGCTTGGCCAGTGTCTGAATGAGACCTCTTACCTCAGGGTCCATCTTCTCAAGGAGTTCCTTAGAAAGTCCAGCCTGGCTGCCCTGGCCGCTGGCCGCTCCCTTCTTGACTTTGGGGTCTGCTTCGCTGCCGTCATTAACCTCATTACCCTCATCGGGATCTTCATAGCCACATGCCTTGGCCAGCAGCCCAAGTGCATCATCCGGCAGCTCATCCCTGTAGGCTTTCAGGAGATTGCCAACCGAACGCAAAATGTCGGCTGCATCTCCTTCTACGCCTTCTTTCTCCAGGAGCGTGGCGAATTCTTCATCCTCCACCTCCAGGAGCTTCTTCAAAATGTCCTTCTTCTTCATATCGAAACCTTTCAACAGTAGGTATTCCTTACCATTCATGCCGGCTGGCACGAATGACATTTCTTTGATTTTGACCTGTTTCAGGTCGTGATCCTTTCCGAATCTGCTTCCTTTACCTGGCAATTCGCACTCCCCAGCCTCCTATGCTGAAAGCACGATATACTCCGGCCTTGATTAGTCGCCAGATTTTTTCTTCGAGTACCCGGACGCATACGATCCAGGAACCTTTCTTGATATTCTGGCCCTGCCAAACGAAATCAGCTTTAGCAATCCAGCTCTCAACGAGTTCTGCCGTTACTTTTCGTGTAGTATGACGATCTCGAAATTCTCTGACCCCGGCTGTGTAGTCGTGGGCCATTTTCTCAATCTCGTCGGCAGACAGGATATCGCCTTCTTTATCAGGGACATCCGGCTCAGCGATCACGGAAAAAACAAGCCTTTTCTCCTCATCGGCTTTACAGATAACACCGTATCGCTCTTTTAATAATGAATTACTCCGATTATTAATAACCAGAGGCACCTCTGGCTCTTCAAGGTTCTTTTTGATCTGGCGCAGTTTGCGAGTTACCTCTCCCCGATCACCATACTTGGCCACGGCTGCCGGATGGGGGAGCACGAAATCTACGAGGCCCTCCAGAGCCAGGGCAGCCTGCTTGCCCAGAGCGATGATAACCCTGGGCTGGAGATCTTCCAGTTCCTTTTGCAGCTCGGGGGCCCATTCTTCGATCTCCTTATCCGAGGGCTGCCTGGGTTTACCCGCCTTTAAAAGAAGCCTTGGTACAAGGTAAGTTATGGCCACGTCGTCCTTTGTTGCCCCAAGTGGCTCCAGGTAGAGCCGTTTGAAAACCGCTCCCTCCGGCCCGACCAAGGGCTCTTGCCTGGCCTTATCAAAAAAAGATGGACAGGAGGCCACAAAGGCTATTTTTGTGCCAGCTTCCCCCCAGGCCGGCACATCCCGCCTCATGCTAATGCCTCCGGCTGCCTGAATGATGCAACAGGGCGAGCCTGTATCTGTATTGCAGGCCTGCGTTTCACGACTGCATTCCTCTTCAGGACTTTCTTGGCCTTCTTGACCTTCTTTGCAGCATGCTCCTGCAATGCATCTTCTGATTCACCTTCTGTAGCGGGCTTTGCATTGGGAGCTCTCAAGGGCAGGTCGGCCATTCCCCGCAGATGATTCTCCAGCTCGACATCTTGTAACGCCCAGGGCGCTTTGTAGCCTAACTTTTGCAGGTAATCGGCAAGCTGCGTCAAGTTCGGCATCTCAACTTTGCCGTGTGCAATCTCAGGATACCTCTCCAGGTCCTCGAAGAGATCAGGATTCAATTCTGCCAAATCGGCGACTGCAAATTGATTGATGGTTTCCGAGATGCTGTCAAGGATGCCGGTCACGCCCTGGCCGAAGAGGCGGGCCTTGGTTTCACTCAGAGCATAGGAGCCTTGCCGGCCAGCGCCCAGGAGAAGGAAATCGACCATAAAAGACATGCCAATGGCCTGATTGTACCTGGAGATTATTTGGGTGGTATTGAACTGCTTCATTCCAGAGGAGGAGAGGAGTTTCAATTCATAGACGCGGTTGCCGTTGGCATCAGTCTCTGAAGAGAGCATAAGGCCGCCTGCTTCGTCATTACGAATATTGGTGATCAGCTCCAAATACTCATTATGTGCCTGTACGGCGAGCGTATCTGCGGGATCGGGATCGGCAATGTGCTTTGGCACATAAAGGATCGGATAGCCGGCCAGATCCCTCTCCAGACCCGTAGCTTCTATGTCCTCGATTATGCATTTTCGAAGCCATGAGTCATAAGCTCCCCGAATTAGCGGCACGCCTTCGGGATTGTTATTAGCAGTCTTGATCCGGAATAGAAGGCTCTTCTCCAGTGGTATGAAGCGCTCATTAAAATCAGGAGGAGCCAGTTGCACCATTCCCAAAAGCCTGTCCGTTCCCTCCTCGTACTCCCAGCGGCTCAGAGTGAGTTGCGACCTGGGAGCCCAATTGCCCCAGCCTACTCGACCATCTGAATACTGAGATTTGAAGCGCTTATCTTTTTCAAAAGGTCCTCTGCGGATCTTGTAGACCTTTTCCAGCCAGGACCAGCCAAACTTATTCATGGTCAGAATTTCACTGACCGTTTGGGGCCAGGGGGTTGACATGTCGTAAAAATTCTGCTCCAGGAATTTTGCCGCTCTGATGTCCTTTTTTTTAGAACCTCCTGGTTTGGCGAACCAGGGCACCTGTTTGCAAATGCTTTCGATAGCGAAAAGGCCGCCTCCAATGATGGCATCAGAGGTTGCCATTTTATCGAAGATCTCTGCACCACGAAGGCCCTGGAGAGTGGTATTCGGCTCAGCATAGACGTAGCCGCCAAATCTCTTCAGGCCGGTAACGCCTATTTCCTCCAGCTTAGCCGCTTTGGAATGCCTTGACAAATTTATCATCTTCTCCTGTTCGATATCTTTTTTACTGATGCCGGTCTTGAGGTGGAGGTAGTAGGACTGAACTTGTTCAGCAATTCCACACAACCGCAGACGGCGTCCACCTGATCGTCATGATCGCCTCCCGGAAAATTGGTGAATTCGTAAAGCAGCGTCTCGAACCAGGTGGCATTTTTGCGATAGAACAGCTTGCCTGCGGCACCGCGGGCTGAGCAGAGCAAGGCGCGGCTCACTTTGTCTTTATTGACCGAAACGGGATAGAAGGCGACACTGCGAAGACGGCTCTCTCTGACCAGCTCCTGAAAGGAGGAGAGTTGAAAGCCGTTGGTCTCGACACCAGCCAGGCCAACCCCCTGAGAGAGGATCTCCTCTATAATGTGCTCTTTTGCATCCGGCCACTCCCACCGGCCACGGAGAATGTTCAGGATGTAGATGTTCGCCTTATCATCCAGGCCGCAGGTGGCGATAACAGTAAAATCGGCGCGCGTTTGGGTGCTGGTGGCCAGGTCGATGAAGGTGCCGGTCTTCAGAGACGAACGCTCGATGACGGAAAGCTCAGAAAAGTCTTGAATCATGGATCATGGGCACCAATCAACCGGGATTGCGGGCGCAACGGCTACGGGGATGAGAGGGGTGGGGTGGCGGGGAGGGGGGAGAAGGACTAGGATTAATAGAAAAAAGGATGAACAGACTCAAATAGAGGCTGTGAAATTGCTCAGATCAGGTGGATTATCCAGGGCAAGCAGCCGATAGCTGATTCGACCCTCTTGACCTTTGCTCCAGTTCATTGAGGCTGCACCATCGTCGTGAATCCATAATCCAACATTGTCATTGCTAGGACAATCATCATCCTGAATCCAACCCTGCGGAACGAAAATGGCTCCATCGTACTGATCATCCAACTGGATTCGCAAGTTTGGAGTATTGCCCTGCCAGCTTTCATTATCCGTATGTAGAAGATCCAGCCATAATTGAGTCATGGGCGTCGGATTATCGAACATAAAATTCGACAGAGTCAAGTTTCTGAAGGCCTTCTCTATAAGCACCTCTCCCAGATATCGTGCTGCATTGCTGTCATGACAATCAGTTTCTGGAGCCGCATTGACGTCATGGCAACTAGCGTTTTTGCATTTCCCGCCTTCATTGATGAACATAGACGAGAACTGCACAATCTTGAAACCCTCATGCTTTTGCCTGGAAAATTGACTTATCGTGATATTCTCTTTGGCTACATATGTTTGATTGACATGAAGACTGGTTAATTCATCCGTAGGCGTAGGCATTTGCATTTCATAAACTACTCTAAAATCGCGGTTTAAGCCAAAAGCCTTCATGATCAACGGTGATTTAGGCAACAGAGAGGTATTTATCTCTAAGCGATCGAGTTGAGGGCTGTTATTATACATATATGCTTCAGAGGTGTCATTTGTGCCATTATATGCAGGACCTAGGACAAACGAACCGCCAAAGCGTAGATAGGGCTTAGGATCTGCATTCTGCTTAAGTTTTATGTAACCCGAAGCATAGATTACAGCCACCTCAGGAAAGCCTGAATTCTTTGACCGATGTTTTACGGTTGCTCGAATCATATCGCCTTGGGAAACACCATCAAGTACAATCTCCATTTTTTGTTTTACATTTATATCGGAATCATTTCCAAAGATTTGCCAGCCATCTTTTTCATATAGCAGCCTATCTTGCGTCGCCTGGGAAGAAGCCAGACCTATCAAGATGATTAGAGCCACAGCGAAAGCCATTTTCGAGCCGAAAGCACCATTAGTCGAAGCCAAAGAAATCCCCCAGTTATCGTGATCTCCAATTAGGATTTAAAACTATTAATCATCTTTGATCCAGTCCGATGAATCCCTTGCTTTTAAACAACATCCACCGCCCGGAAGTACTCCTGCCGGAAGAGGGCGCCCTCTCGGCGAATTGGCGTCTGCTGATACTCTGAGAGCCAGTTGTAGGGGCCGATGTCCTCCTTGATGGCAAAAAGAGACGGCAGAGGATACTTCTCCGGCCAGAGGGCCTCGCCCGGCTGCCGGCCTAAAGGATCATTCTCTTCAGCAAAGGCAGGAAGCCGGTACTCTACCCAGGGAGGAGAATACCTCTGGCCTCCTGCCTCGCCATCGACCTTTCTGCCCAGAAGTCGCCCGGTGAAGTCATCCACATGCCAGCGGGTAGCCATCACGATAACAATCCCGAATGGCGCCCAGGGCATTGGCTCCAGCCTCTCTCTGGCCGTGCCGGTCCACCAGTCCCAGACCTTCTCCCGCATGGTGAGGGACTCGGCCTGCTCCCGGTCCTTGTGGGGATCATCCACAATGAGCACTTGAGCGCCTTTTCCAGTTACAGCGCCCTGAGTGCCGACAGCATTCATCCCGCCGCCTTCTGTGGTGTCCCAGCGGTCGGCTGCCGAGGAGTCACCGGAGATCGCCACCCGGAGTTCTCCAGGATGCTCCTGGATGGTGTTTCTTACTTTGCGGCCCCAGCTCGCTGCATAATCGGACTCGTAGCTGGCCAGGATGACTCTGAACTGAGGGAAGAGGTCGAGAAACCACACAGGGAACCAATGAGAAACAAGGGCCGACTTGCCATGCCTGGGCGGCATGCTGATTATCAGCCTGGGATAACGCCCGGCCACTGCCTGGGTGAGCAGAAAGGACAGCTCACGAAGATGGCGGTAAAGCCTCCATTTGCGGCCCGAGAGCCTCTCCGCAAAAGTCCCCGGAGTGGCTCTCCATGCGTTCTGCAAGAGAAGCCGCGAGTCGAACGGCTTCGGGGTCGGCAAGGATAAGCTCCTGGATATACTTGTACTCGATATACTCGCGGGATTCTTTTACGTCCAAAACCTGCTTGGGCTTGCCAAGGCCTCGATCCAAAATCTCTCGGGCAAAGGCCAGCACCATCTCGGGCTCGTCATCGGGCAGAGCTTCGAAGATGCGAATGAGCTTCTTGGCAACATCGGGTGTTGCCGCCTCGAACTTCACCCGGGCCTGGCGGGTCGGCTTATCGATCAGAGAGCCTGCCGAGTTTCCCGGCAGGAACTTTCCCAAATCATCCCGCTGGGACGGCTGAGATTTCTTGGCAGGCAGGCTTAGTGCATCTCGGTTTACCCCTGCCAAGTCCTCTTGGCAGGTTTTAGGTTTTGGCAGCCCGGAATTTGGCACCTGAGAGCTTGATGCATCTTGGTTTATCCCTGCCAAGTTTTCTTGGCAGGCTTTTGGCAGGTTTGGCAGGCCCAGATTCGGCACGCCGTGCTTCATATACTGCTGAAGGCTGGATCTGGGCAGCCCGACACTCTTGGCAGCCTTTGCCTCAGAGAGGCCTCCAGCCATCAGTTTTGATGCCTGCTCAACCTTGGCACGTATCTCTTCGTAGTCTTTGGGCGGCCCCTTCCTGGCCTTCATACCTTGACATCAGGCGGCAGGGGATGACCCATGCGGGTAAACCAGATAATTGGGTCCACCTCCAGGCCCAGCTCCCTGGACCAGGCCTTGTAATCCTCCCGAGAGAGCCAGAGCTTTCCGTCTCCGGTCCGGTAAGTCCTCTCCTTGTCCACCGCCAGAAGGCGGGCGCCGTTTGGTGTCACCTGATCCTCCAGGGACTGAGAGATGCACTCACAAGCCTGTTCGCCTGATTGGTCACCACCACAGCAATCGAATCCATTCTTTGGCATGAATTAAACCTCCAAATTCTTGTGTTCAAAAAAGTCCTATGCAGCTATTTTCAGCTAATTCAAGTCTCAAATCTCGCTGAGCTGTTGATCTTGAAAGTTCCGGCATGGTAGGTGCTGGTGAGATCCACCATCCGGCCTTTGGGTCCTGCGGAAAGCACCAGCTCCCGAACTTTGCCCCGGCCAGAAGCCTGGAATAGGGTATTGCTGGATTCCGAGTTGACGCCCTCCATCCCCACCTGGCTGACGGATTGATAGTTGATGGCGGCCTGGGCGCTGAGATTGGTAAGCTCGGATAGCCTCAGGAGATGTTCCGGGCTGGAAACATGGTAACTGCCCAGGCCATCAAACTCGAAGCCTGAGAACATCGAGCCGTTGGATCCGGAGAAAGTGAGACTTCGGCCATAGGCCAGGTCTCCCTTGCACATGGCCCTGTCTTTTGCCAGATCGTGATTGGTAAAGGTCTGAAACTCTCCGTTTCCAAGGAAATCTTCCTTGATCTCCACAATTCCGTCTGCCGGAAGCATCACGGCAAGGCAGAAGATGGCGAATATGAGCATAGCTCTTGAGATTATACTCGTCTTCTCACCTCTTTACAGTCCTAATAACAAGACCGCCCAGAGGGCAGACAGAGAGCTCCGCAGAGATAGACGGCGCGTCACCCAAAGAGCGGTCATTTCCGGGCTGAGGTCGAGAAGAAAAAAGAAGCGGATTTTTCTTAGTGAGGGAAAATGCAGTATATTGCATCAACCCGGCCCCAGCTTTCCGGTGATTGACGAAGATTGACGTAAAGGAGGCCAAGACGGAGGATAGCTCCTATCCTTGCTTGACTTTAGGCTGAACTTAATGAAGTTATGTCCCGATACAAACCCCAGGCCGGGATAAAAAGCCTGGACGAATTAACCTCCTGGACCAGCGCGATACCAGAAACTATAAGAATGAGTCTTTCTTAGCGCGCAAACCCCTGCTTTACGGGTAGGAAAATATGCTTATAAAATTCTGCTGAATAGATATGATGCAATAATCGCTATGCAAAGACGCATCACAAAGGCAGTCCGCAAGCCTTGCGAAACTCCATCCTATTTTTCTTGTAGTGGTCCCTCAAAACAGAGTAATGAGGGCCTCTGCCCCAGATGCTGCGTTGCTTATGATAGTTGATCTTCTTCTTGCCC